AAAGAAGCAGCCGCAATACTTCGGATTGTGGAAAAACTGGCCCAGGACAGAAAGAGAGAGGCAATCAGCCTTCTTGCCGGTTGGCGAGGTACTGAAGATAGTGAAGAGCCTCCGCTTTCTTCTCGGGAGAAAGTTGGAGAATAAGCGTCGTAAGCGCAATATCCATATCGTCCATAGGTCCGCCCTCTTTCGTGAGGGCGGACAATTCATTTGCGCAGTCCTCGGAAATATCCGACAGCAGATCGATGGGCATATCGTCCACGGCCGTGAGAAGATCTCCCAGAGACATCCCCATAGCTGTGGAAATCTTTTTGAGAGCCGGCAGAGATGGCGTTAGCGGAAGTCCGGTCTTAGGGTTCAAGTTTCTCTCCAGCATGGAAATATAGCCGTTTGACAGACCGCAGATAGCCGCAAACTGGCGCTGCGACAAGTCGTGTTCTTTGCGATATTCCTTCACGAAATCACTGAGCGTCATGAGAATGTCCCCCTAAATTTGTTTAATACATCATACATTGAGGTGCGGCCGGTGTCAATGCGGCTGTGAAATTTATTGAACATTTTTTGTGCAACCCACTTGACACGCTCTTGTGCATAGTGTAGTATGTCTGTGTAATCGGTTGAACACTTCCGTCAACCAAGAAAGGAGGAAACGGCATGGGCTACAAGATTAAGGAACTGCGCGAAGCCATGAAAATGACGCAGGAAGAGCTGGCAGAGAAGAGCGGAGTAAGCCGTGGGACTATTTCTGCCCTTGAAAATGGCATCGACCGAACGACAACCTCGAAGACGCTGGTCAAACTTGCGCAGGCGCTCGATACCACCGTAGACCGTATTTTTTTTACCAAGGGTGTTTAATCGGCTAAACAGTATGTAAGGAGGTGAGCACTTTGCCCGGAAGCGCCAGCCAGGATGACCGCCGAATATCCCTCGAAGGCGAGCTGACCGATGAAATCAAAATCGACACATCGCTGATCCCCGAGCACGTCCGTATGCACCTTGCAGCAAAGACGCTGGAGTGTTTCAAAGCATTTTTAGCTGTTCCCGGCAATGCGGAATGGCTGGACGAACAGGTTGCCACAATGAAAGCGGCCGAGGCTGCAGCAATTCGAAAGGAGTGATGAAGATGGCATATTACCGGACTTGCCCTTACTGCGGCAGTAATAACGACCCCGGCGAGGCCTGTGATTGCCGCGCGGAAACGAAAAAAGAGTCCGCCCCGGCGCAACGGGAACGGACTCAGGCAAATGGATACCCGTACACAGTTTACCAGCCGGGTCGAGCCGCGTCAAGAACAAAGGAGGTGCGACCGTGGCTGAAGAGCTGAGAGAGCTCCGGCTTTCCAAGCAGATACCGGCCAAGGATATGGTCGCGGTGGTACAAGCCATCTACCCCAAGTACGACAAGACCGTTCAAAGCAAGTGCGAGAACGGAGACGCCTACGGTGTGAGCCTGCGGCCAGACGCGATGGCGGCGCTCTACGCGCACTTCGCGCCGGAGCTGGCAGAGGGCCGCAAAGCGGTCAAAAAGGACGCGCACCGGCTGACCTGTCGTATCTCGGCAAGGCTTGAAACCGCCGACTACGAGGCGTTGCAACGGCTGATAGAGGC